CAGACATTCTAGAGCGCCGTCTCGAAAGTCGGTTTGGTATCGACTTAGAGACTCAGGCGAATCGAAATCGGAGATTTGCGTGGCTCGGAAGCGTCTCTGGTTTATGGGCAACCATCGACCTGAGCTCCGCGTCCGATTCTCTGTCGGTAGAAATGCTCCGGGAAGTCCTTCCGAGTTGGTTTTTCGACCTTCTCTGGACCCTTCGGACACCTATCGTTCAGACTCCACGTGGACCAGTTGTACTCAGCATGATATCGACTATGGGGAACGGTTTTACCTTCCCCCTCGAGACAATGCTGTTCAGCTGTGTTGTTGCCGCATGTCAGGAGTTTCGCTCCTGTACCCGCGACTGGGGAGTCTTTGGGGACGACATCGCCTGTTCGAGTGAAATCGCGCAGGATGTACTTAGTCTTCTCGGGCTCCTAGGTTTTGAGGTAAATTCGGCAAAGACCTTTGTTGAGGGTCCTTTTCGCGAGTCCTGTGGTCACGATTTCCATGATGGTCATCGTGTGCGAGGCGTCTATGTGAAGACACTGCGCACTCAGCAGGATCGTTACGCCGTCATCAACCTATTGCTAGATTGGTGTGAGCAGACGGGGATTAACCTCCCCCGAACGCTTGGACTACTTGGTTCCTCTGTGACGCGGCTCTATGTCCCGTTGCATGAGAACCAGGATGTCGGTATACGAGTTCCTCTTAGCTTCATGGTCGACAATATGGCCGGGTTAAACTCTGACGTTGACACGCAATCTTTTGCGTATCTTTGCCGAGTCCCCCGCCCCGTCTTCCTGAGGTTTTTTGAGGACCGTGTATGCTCTCCAGCCTGGTACGGGAAAAAGGAGCTGAACCCCTCAGGGGCTCTGCTTACTTTCCTGAATGGCGTCGTTGTTAATGGTTCCGTCGGCATCAGGCATGATGTCGTCCGGTACACCACGAAGCGTCGTGTGACCCCTTCATGGGATTATACGATTCCTGTCTTCCGCCCTGAAATGGGCGGGGGCAGTGGCGTCGGCCTGAAAAGGGCCGAACTACT